TGTAAGGTTTTGAGCGATTGTTAAACTACCACCTAAAGAAACGTCGTTTGGTAAACCTACTGTAACAGTACCGCCCGAACCTAAAGTAACGCCACCACCTGTAACCTCAATTTCATTTGCTGTACCCTGAATAGTAAGCGAAGTGTCGCCTTGTACTGCGGTGTTTGCAGTTGAGCCATAGTCTACGCTAATTGTAGGACTCGAACCTTCTCCTGAATTACTACCTATTGTAACCCCTGTACCTGTACCTAAACCACTTACATAATCGCCTGTTGTGTCTGCACCTAAAGCAACAGAGTTAGCTTGTATTGTAGCTGTAATATCTGCGTCTGTACTTCCGTCAAAAGATACCGACCCTGAAACGTCTCCGCTTAGTGATATTGTACGAGCTGTTTCTAAAGCACTTGCTGTATCTGCGTTGCCTGTAACATCGCCTGTTACATTCCCTGTCAAGTTTCCTGTAACGTCACCTGTCACGTCGCCTGTAACATCTCCCGTTACGTTTCCTGTTAAGTTTCCAGTTACATTCCCCGTTACGTTGCCCGTAAGGTCGCCAGTTACATCACCAGTGACATTACCAGTTACATTTCCTGTTAAATTTCCCGTAGTGTCACCCGTTAAATCTCCAGTGACATTTCCAGTGACGTTTCCAGTCAAATCACCTGTTACGTCACCTGTGACATCACCAGTAACATTGCCTGTTAGATTGCCAGTGACATTTGTGGTGATAGAGCTTGGTAGTCCTACTGTGAATGATTGGTCTGTTAAACTTACCTCTACTTCATTTGCAGTACCTTCAATAGTTAATGTCTGAGAGTCTAAGTCAACTGAGGAGGTTGTAGTTCCATCAGTAATATCTAAGTCTTCAGCAGTAACCTGAGCGTCTACATAAGCAGTTGTAGCCACTTTAGTGCTATTGTCGTTTAATGATTGAGTTGTAGCTGTAACGCCATCAGCAAGAACTGAAGTAGCCGTGACAGTCCCTGTAGTATTTCCTGTAACATTACCAGTTAAATCTCCTGTTACATCACCAGTTACATCACCTGTTAAATCTCCAGTTACGTTTCCAGTGATATTTCCTGTGACATTACCAGTTACGTTCCCAGTTACATTTCCAGTCAAATCACCTGTGACATCTCCTGTAATATCTCCTGTGACGTTACCTGTCACATTACCTGTTAAATTACCAGTCACGTTACCTGTAACGTCTCCTGTTACATCTCCAGTAACGTCTCCTGTCAAGTCTCCCGTTACATTTCCTGTTACACTACCAGTTAAAGTTCCACCAGTTAGTGTAGCAGTACCATCGGTTAAAGTACCCCCTGTAATAGTCCCTGATACTGTTGGCGAATCAACCAATCCTACAGTAAGTGTTTGACCACTCGCAGAAGTTTCTATTTCATTAGCTGTTCCAGCTATATCTAATACTTGGCTATCTAAGTCAACAGCACCTGTTCCATTGTCTCCTTGAAAGTCTAAGTCTTGAGCTGTAACATTTGTATCAACGTAGTCTTTTACCGCAGCACTTGTTGGGACTGTAGTGTCGTTATCGTTATTACCTATTCCGTCTGCTTCGTCTACAAATTTAGTTACAGTGATATCTTCTCCTGTGTCTTTGAGAGAGCCGAAAGATACAGTTCCTGTTGCAGTTACCTGACCATCATTACTAAGTGTAACGCCAGTTGAATTACCAGCACCATCAGTAATTTCTACAGCACCGTCAATAGCTTCATTATCCGAAGTCTTCAACAGCCCTTCGTAAGTATCTTTTATTTTCTGATTAGTTAAACTTGCCATTTATTTTGTTTTTAATAGGTCTTTCTTATTTACTTTCGATTCTTTGTTTAAGTATTCTTTTAACTTAATTACGTTTTCCTTTTTAGGTTTATACTTGCTTATAGATTCCATCCGTGAAATAATGCGTCTTTGTCTGGGTAAATATCTTCATTGCTATTCGTGTAATACTCTGGAAACTTAGAATTTGCATTAAAGCTCATATAATCTATAAATCTTTGAGTATAATACTCAGCATAATCTCTCTCTCTACTAATTAATAAATCAACCTCTTCTTTGTTAGCGATTGAGCTATTCTCAGAATTATGCTTATATACGCCACCATTAGCGATTGTATATGCTGCAAATGGCAAGTATTCTGCCATAGCAAAATGAATAAGCATAGGTTGAATATAATCATTTACAAGATTTAGGTAATCACCTGTTAGATTGCCGTCAATAATATCTTGACTAATCTTATCATATAAGTCAGTGCCCATATAATTCCTAACGTGAATCTCTTGTGCTATCTTGATGAACTGAATGAATTTATCGGTGTCTACCGAACCACTCATCGCAGTGTTCTTTATAAGGTCAGCTCTCTTTATGAATAATGCAGTTGCCATATTAGTCTTCTTCTTCTATTTGAGGTTCTTCATCGACTTGGTCTCTTTTGACACCAGTCTCTTTTTCTATTTCACTTTCAGATATGGCGTTAGTTAAATCAGTGAACTCAAGTGGTTGTAATGTCTTAAAGTATATATCTAATTCAATTCCGTTATACATAAGGACTTTCTCAAGCTCATCTAAGATTGTTACTTGCATAGGGCGAATAACAGTGTTATCCATAAGTACAGAAGCCGTTTGGAGCTCTTCTGCGTTGTTTCCAAGCCCAGTAGAGTCTTTTATACCAACGAGCATAGGAGAGACGATTCTGTGCGATACCATTACCTTTCTCATAGATTCATCAGACAAGAATTGATACTGCTGATGAGCGTCAGATAACTGTACAGGGTCTATTGTAGCTGCAAGTTCTTTAGAGTCGTTAAACGCCAAGATAAATCTACCTGCGTTAGAACTACCGCTAAACTTCTCTACGATACTTCTTTCAATCATTTCTCTCTGCTCTTCTGGCGGTACTCCGTTATTGAAGTTAATAAGCATAGAAGGAGCGAGTCCATTTTAAATGTTATTGATATGGTAGTTTGCAATCTCTTCTTCGAGCTCTGCATACTGTAAACCACCCTGATAATCTACTGGCGAATAGTATTTGTAACCAGCACGATAAGGTTTGATGTACAATATCTCAAGTGGCGACTTAGATTGACCAAATGCAGGGATTCTCTTTAGCTTGTCAGATTGCTTATATTCATCCCAATTAGAGTGATAGAAGTAAGCCTCTATCTCACCTTTTGAATTGCACTTCTCAGCTCTAAGTGTCTCTACAGGCATATGCTCAACTTGAGCAATCTTCTTTCTGTCTTTGGTATATATGATTTGAAGTGCAGCTTGACCCATCATTTTGTAGTCGTAGCATATCTTCTTCATACAGTCCTTAGTGAGAAGTTCTTTCATCTCATCGTACTGACTTTCATTCTTATCGCCATCAGTAGCATCAAGTCCTTTACCGTAAATCATTTCTGCAATACCATTGATTGCAGCGTTGTTTGTTGGCGAACCATTATACCTATCAATTAGGTACTCAAAGTAATTGTTATCATCGCCATAAGAAATCCAGTCTTGATTACTGTATTCCTTAATGTCAGGGCGTGAATAGGACTCAAGGTTTACGATGTGTATTTTACCATCTTTTACTTGAGGTTTTACCCTTGTGTTTGTATTTCTTCTTGACTTACTCATACTGTTATATATTCATTGTTGTAGCTTTGTTCAACTACATAATCGTCTTTGTGTACATCAAACTTATCGTAGTCTGTTTGGTCGGTACAAAATAATACTCCTTTGTATAACTCTCCACTACTATCAATTAACTTAATACCATAGTATTCGTTTTCTCTAAAGCTGAATTGACCTGATACTGTGGAGAATGGGTCGCCATAATTAAACACAACTTGAGGGTCTGTATTCCAGTTTTGGTCAACCTCATTAAAGAATACATCTGCTGTTTGCCAGTAATACGGAGAGCTGTAGTTTATCTCTCTTCTGGATGATTTGTCATAAATGCGAATGGTAACATTACTATCGTTCTGTCGTCTTGGTATAACACGAATAGTTTGTTGGTCAGTAGATGTTGTTACAACGTGCATTATAGAATTACATATTCGTTATCGTAACTTGTTTCGGATGTATAGTCGCCATCCTGTACGAAGAACTTCTCTCCGTCAGTTTGGTCTGTACAGAATATAAGTCCTCTATATATAATCTCACTACCGTCTTTTACTTCAAATGAGTAAGCTCTATTCTCCACAAGAGAAAAAGAGCCTGATAGTATCATAAATGGGTCAGATGATGTTTTAGATACAGATACAGTAGATGTACTAAATTGTGTCTTATCTGTGAGCTCAAGAGTAACAGAACTCGCATCTTGTCGAGGTACTATCTTTAGTTGTTGAGCTGCAATAGATGTAGTTAATAAGTGCATACTAAAGTAACGAAAATGTTCCTTTTTGTTTTTGGCGCATAAAAAAATAGGGGATGTAAAACACCCCCTATCAGATTCATAACCCTATTGAATTTATACAGGGTCTCTTTGAGTTCCCTCATTTCCAGTAGCACTTGCTAATCCTGCAAATGGGTCAGTATCAGTAGCACCATCAATAAATGAAGGCATACGAAGCTCATTAGCAGTTAAAGTCAAAGTGTAACCGTTTAAGTCACCCATAGCAGTACCAGTAACCGCAGTACCACCAGTAACATCAGCACCATTATCAGCACCAACCATTAAGAATTTATCATCGAATGTCTGAACAATAACGTGAGGGCGACCATACGCCATCAATTTTAATTCTTTGTTATCCTCTTTAGTTAGTTTAAATAAAGTGAGGTTCACGACTTGCTCGAAGAATGTAGTTCCGTTCTCAAGAGAAGACGTAATGTTAGTTTCAAGGGAAGAATTACCTTTAACATCGTAGGTGTAATAATCAAAAGTCACCACATCCGCAGTGTTTGTTATTTCATCAGAAGTACCATAAACAAATGCACCCATCGCACCAAAGTCAACGAAGTGAATTTTCTTAATACCACCTACGGCATCTTTACAAGGTCTTAATCTTCCGCCAGTTAAATCACAAGCCATATTATAAGTATTAAAAAGGGGGTGGGTTTAGCACCCCCATATTAGACGATTAATTATTAGGTGTAAAGAACGA